TTCAGCATCTAACGACCTTGTAGCGGAGAAATAAAGAATGACGAGAATAAACAAAAGTGCATTCAACGTCAGAGAAAAATTTACTGAACTTGGAAGACGTTTTGGTCTGAAAGGTTCTGAACTTGCAGCAGCAGAAACTATTCAAGATGCGCGAGACCTTGTAAGTGCTGGTCGTAAGAATTTGATAATTAATGGAGCGATGCAAGTATGGCAAAGAGGAACTTCACTTACTGGATTGTCAAATGGATCTAATGTGTTTTTAGCGGATCGATGGAAGTATGCCGAGGGTGGAACTATGTCCGCTGTAGTAACTATGTCCCAAGAAAGTGATGTTCCAACAGGACAGGGGTTTGGATATTCCTTGAAAGTTTCTCCAACTACTGCAGATGCTGCTATTGATGCTAATGAAAACCAAGTTTTCGTATATCAAATTGAAGCACAGGATTTACTACAATTAGGTTACGGAACTTCAAATGCAAAAGTTTCAACTTTAAGTTTTTGGGTAAAAAGCAGTCAGGCAGGAACCGCAACTATTTGGTGTCTTGTACCGTCAGGACAATCTTGTGCTCTTCAATATAAAATACATCAATCAGGTACTTGGCAAAAAATAATACTTACTGTTCCAGCAAACACATTAGGAACAACTCCAAATAGTAATGCATCTGGTATGACTCTTTATTGGAACATGGCTGCTGGTACTGATTTTACTGGAACTGGTGGTAATGATGGTTTTTGGGGAACACAAACTAATACAGGAAGAGCAATTGGTCAAACAGTAAATTATTTAAGAACAACATCAGATTACTTCCAAATCACTGGAATTCAATTAGAAGTTGGCAAAAATGCCACTGAATTTGAACATCGTTCTTATGGTGAAGAACTTGCACTGTGTCAGAGATATTATGAACGACACACCTGGGAGTCTACTGGTAATCAATATGTTGGTGTTGGGGTTAATTATCAGGATGGTCAATTAGCAAGATTTGTATTTCCATTTCTTACTAGAAAAAGGGTTGTTGACCCCCTAACAACTTTTTCAGGTACTTACAATGCGTATCCCCCCAATGAGACAGTATCGTTATCACCGGCTCAGGGTAATGATACGTCAGTACGAGTTAATGTCACTAGGACAACATCTTATAATGGAGGGTCGGGGGTCTTAATTCTTGGTACTGCAGGGTCATATACAGAAGTAAATGCAGAACTCTAACTGAAACTTGTAAAGTGGCAATTGACTTTCGTCCATAACTAGAGTATACTAACTGAGATATGCTCTAGACTATGGACTTCCTGAAAGAAATTGTAAAAGAGATTGGAGACGAATATACACAACTTGCTGCAGATATTGATGAAACTGAAAGATATGTTGATACAGGTTCGTATATTTTTAACGGACTTGTTTCAGGGTCTATATTTGGCGGCGTATCTGGGAATAAGATTACTGCCATTGCTGGGGAGTCTAGCACTGGAAAAACTTTCTTCTCTCTTGCCGTCGTCAAAAATTTTCTGGATTCTAACCCTGATGGGTATTGCTTATATTTTGACACTGAAGCCGCTGTTAATAAGTCTCTACTCGCAGGTCGTGGGGTAAATCTTGATCGCACAGTAGTTGTTAACGTGGTTACTGTTGAGGAGTTCCGAAGCAAGGCACTCAAAGCAGTAGATATGTATCTTAAGACGCCTGAGGAGGATCGCAAACCTTGCATGTTTGTGCTAGACTCTTTGGGGATGCTTTCGACTGAGAAAGAGATTACTGATGCCCTGAACGAAAAACAAGTTCGGGACATGACTAAATCTCAACTTATTAAGGGTGCATTTCGTATGCTTACTCTTAAATTGGGTCAAGCAAATATTCCAATGATTGTTACCAATCACACTTACGATGTTATCGGATCTTATGTACCTACGAAAGAAATGGGAGGAGGTAGTGGCCTCAAGTACGCTGCTAGTACTATCATCTACCTTAGTAAGAAAAAAGAAAAGGATGGAACAGAAGTCGTTGGCAATCTTATCAAAGCTAAGACTGCTAAGTCGCGTTTAAGCAAGGAGAACAAGGATGTTACAGTGCGTCTTTATTACGATGAGCGTGGTCTTGATCGATATTATGGTCTTCTTGAGTTGGGAGAACTCGGTGGTCTCTGGAAAAATGTGGCAGGTCGTTATGAGATGAACGGCAAGAAAGTATATGCAAAGGCAATCCTCAAAGAACCTGAAGTATATTTCACTGATGAAGTGATGGAAAAGTTGGATCAAATTGCACAGAAGGAGTTTAGTTATGGAGAAAGTTGAGTTTCTAATCCTTAGAAACCTTCTACACAATGAAGAATATCTCCGAAAAGTAATACCATTTATTAAACCTGAATACTTTGAGGATAATCATCAAAAAATTATTTTTGAAGAAATTCAAAACTTTGTTGAAAAGTATAATCAAATGGCAACCAAAGAAATTCTCTGCATTGAAGTTGAGAATCGTAATGATATTAATGACACCTCTTTCAAAGAAGTTGTTGGTTTAATTACCTCTCTTGAAGAAGAGATGTCAGAGTTTAATTGGTTGGTTGATACAACAGAAAAGTGGTGTCGAGATCGTGCTATATACTTGGCACTGATGGAATCAATTGCACTAGCAGATGGTACTGATGAGAAGAAAGGTAGAGATGCCATTCCTTCTATCTTATCCGATGCTTTGGCAGTGAGTTTTGACGCCCATGTCGGGCACGATTACTTAGCAGATTATGAACAACGTTATGAAACCTATCACAGAAAGGAGGACAGAGT